GCGCTTCAAATAATTCATGGGGAACAGAACTGAATGCTTACCTGTCTGTAGAGCATAGTGCTGGTGGCTATCACTCCTTTTTTGCTAACGCTATTGGCATAGGTGTAACAGCCTCTAGTTATAACGCAGATGCAGACGATTTGGTATTGGGCGGAGCAGGAGACCATGGCCTTACTATTAAAGCTGGCACTGGAAGTGCAGCCAACATTTTCTTTGCCGATGGGACTTCTGGAGATGCTGCTTATAGAGGTAACATCGTATACGATCATACCATAGACCAAATGTACATTGGAGTTGAGGGCGTGCTTGGGAGTGGGGCTCTTCTGCAATTAGTGGGCACACACCTTGCCATAGATGGTGGTTTGAATGTAGGGGCTGCTGCCGATCCTGGAGACAATAATCTGAGCGTGGCAGGAACTATCACGGCTGCTGGGGGACAAATAGTTTTCCCGGCCACACAAAACGCAAGTGCAGGCGCTAACACATTAGACGACTATGAGGAAAACACATGGACCCCAGCAATTACTTTTGGTGGGGCGGCAGTAGACATTGCATATAGTGTAGCAGAAGGGTTCTATACTAAGATTGGAAGGGTTGTTTTTGTCAGTGGGTATGTGTCCTTATCTGCAAACGGCTCTTCTACAGGAGTGGCTTTAATCACAGGCCTTCCATTCACTGTGCAAGCGGGTTCCTTGGGCGCGGGTGGTGCCTTGGCCTTACAATCAACTGCCTTGTCTTTTGCAAATGTTGCTCAGGCAGTTTTTACGATTAATGACACTACAATTACTCTTATGGAAACAACGGAAGCGGGCACTACCACTCAACTGACAAACGCAGACTTTGCGGCTACTACAACAATTTCTTTAAGTGGGCATTATATCGTATAAGGTTTTAATATGACACTACCCAATGAATTTAAAAGAGATTTGTTAAAACCTAACATTGCCGGACAAGCGTGGTTGTGGTTGGTAGAGTTTTCTGTAACAAACTCTTCTGATAATGAGGTAACACTTCGTTGGTCCCGTAACACGGAAGACACTACTTATGATAGCAATCCCTATTCTAAAATGAATATGGATGTAGGCTCACAGGAAGTGGTAACGGACGGTTCCGTGCCAACCGTTACGTTACGCGTGTCTTCCTTAAACGAAACTCTTTATGATTTGGTGCAAGAAACAAAAGGGGCAATCGGGGCGGACGTAAAACTAATAAAGGTCAATTCAGACTACCTTGCCACTTCCATATCTGCCTTAGAAGTAGACTATGAAAATCTTACTACATCTGTAGACGATGAGTGGATTTATTTTACACTGGGTGTGCCCAACCCCATGCAACAACGATTTCCTTTACGAGACTACTCCGGTTCTATTTGTGTATGGGCAAACCCGTTGACGTTTAAAGGTGCTCGTTGCCAATATACAGGACCAGACACAAGTTGCACAGGCACGTTAGAAGATTGTAGAGAAAAAGGTAACGCAGAAAACTGGTTTGGTTTTATAGGGCTTAATCCATGGGCAACGAGTGTTTAGAGTACACTTCAATAGAAGACATGATTAACAAACCGTTTGAAGTAGAGGGCGGTGAATTTAAGCAGTGCTGGGCTTTGTGTCGGCACATCTTTTCTTTGATGGGAAAAGTGCTACCTAATAATGTGAGGGATATGGTTAGGGTAAAAAGTCCCAGTGTTGGTGATGTGGTCTTGTTTAACGCCGGTAATGAATGGCATACTGGGGTTGTATGGCCGGACTGTATTCACTTTATTCATGCTCGTCCTCCGTTGGATTCTAATTTAAAAGGTCCGTGGATTGTAGAAAAAAAAGGAATAACCCATCCCATCTATCGTAAGATTATAGACGGTTTCTTTGCTATAAAGGACTAAAATGTCTTTCACTGTAATAACAGTAGACCATCCAATTGAAGACAGGAACCCAAAGACATACACACAAGAGACGTCCTCCGTTTTGTGTGTGAAGGACGTTGTTGAGCAATACAGTATTTGGGACAAGCCATTTGTTGTCTTAAACGGCCTTCCGTTAGACAAGGATTTTTGGACTATATCCAAAATACATGATGGTGATCAGGTTGTTATTTCTCCAGACCCTGGATTTTTAGGTTTTGCGACATGGGCTGCGTTCGGCACCTTTTTAGTTCAGACAGCCATTACTGTTGCTATAGGCTTCTTAGTTGGCTACGTCTTTGGGAAGGTCTTTGGGGTAGACGCTCCAGAAGATAAAGGCGGAGAAACAGGACAATCCTATAGTTGGAAACCCAGAACAACAGCACGGGAAGGTGTTCCTATTCCCGTTGCATATGGAACTAATATGCACCATGGAAATATGGTGAGTAAATGGACCGCTGTTTCTGGAGAACAGTTGGCTTCTTACGAAGAGGTGTTGTATTGTAAAGTGGCTTTGTTTGAGGGCGTGTCAAAAGGAATAGACACTGGACAAGTATATGTCAACGATCAAGCTGTGGGTGACTTCGAGGGTGTTTCCGTCGTTTCCACAACGGGAACATTAACACAAGAAGCTATGGAGGGGTTTGAACAAGAGAAGATAGAAATACAAATAAATAAAACATTGGAAGCATCTTCTGAGTATTACATCGTAGCTTTGCCACATACTGGATTTGATGATATAGAATGGACAATGGAGATGCCAAGGGGGGCATGGTCCTTTAACAAATTGGGAGAAACAGATAATCACAATATGGTGTATAATGTTGACTACGCAGAAGTAGGTGGGGAGAACTGGTCTGCTGTGAGTACGTCTTTTGGGATGGGCACGGACAACATTAACATTACTTTTAGGCCAGTGTATCAAGGAAGAAAATTTTCTGATTATGGCATTACCCTGGACAATACAAAACACTATAAAGTGCGTTTTCGTAGGACATCGCCGTCCTATCCTTTAAACGAGCGCTCAGATGAGATCAATGTTAAAAGCATTCGTGGTGTAATGAATATAGCCTTTAGACACCCCGGCATGACAATGCTTGGGCTGGTTGCTTTGGCCACATCTTCTTTGAACACGGACTTAGACATAAAGGTAGTGCATAATGACAAGGTGTTGTATTACTATAACGGAACGGCGTGGGCCATCACGGACGACCCAGCTATTTGCCACAATCGGGCATGGGTGGAATACAACAAACTTCTACAACCGACAATTTCGGGCACAGCAGTCGGAAACTATGAAGTAGAATACTTTGAAGGATTCCAACCCTCCCAATTAGACACATCCTTCTTTTATGATTGGGCCATCTTTTGTAATCAGCAAGTGCCAGATGGGGAGGGCAGCACTGAAAACATGTCTAACTATAGTAGTATTCATGATGTAGTTGAGGAGTTGTGGAAGGGTTGTTCTCAGTCGGCCGCTCTGGGACGAGCCCATTTATATATTAGAGGCACAACCATAACGGGTTGGATTGAAGAGCCCTATGGAGGTGCTGGGGATCTAATCTGCCATCAAAATATAGTAGAGGGCTCTTGGAAACAAGAGTGGACACAAGGGAGGGAGCTGGCTACCGTCTGTACTGTGACGTTTCAAGACTCTTCTAGGGGCTACAGGCGTTTGCCTTGGCCTGTGGGTAATGGAAATGCCACTAACTACACCAAGTCCATTGCTATAGAGGGTTTGGGTGTAAAAACTATTGCTCATGCTAATCGTATAGGTAACTTCATATTAGAACGCAATCGTTTGATAAATGAGGTGGACACGTTTGAAATGTATAAGGACGCGTTGCTGTACGATATAGGTAGCGTGCATCCCATACAACATAGAAAGCCAAAATGGGGCACTGGGTATAAAGTCGTGTCTCCTGCTGGTAGTGGTTCTACCATATTGCACTTAGATAGGACAGCAGAAGGAACAGCCGGGGATTCGGTATACATCAGGTCTTACAGCACATCAACTGGAAACGTTTCAACGGAAACGTATTCACTGGCCTCCATATCCGATAGCGACATTACTCTTACCACTGGTCTTTCGGTAGGAGCTGATACAGATAACATTGTTGCCATTGGCTCTTCAACGGAAATCAAGCTACGCCGTATTATAGGCGTTACACAAACACCAAACCATAGATTCCAAATAACAGTAGAAACATACGACCCAGATTTGTTTGATGTGGATAGTGTTGAGCCGGGCATACCCTACCCAGAATTTGTGCCTTCTAACGCAGAAAATAAGATACTAAAACCAACAACCAATTGGCAGGTTCAAAACCGTATTGCTAGTATGATGCCTCCTCAGCCGTCTGTTGACATACCATGGATGTCTAATATAGATTGGGAAGTGGATAGTAGTGGAAGCGTTGTTTGGTTTGCGGCCGATGGCTCTTCCTCTATGTTGTTTCGCTATAGAGACGATACTTATAAAATAACACCAGATAGCTATGCCCTTGGAAGTGGAGAGGACCCCGTCTACTTTTACTGGGACCCGAACTTCACCACATCTTTTCTAAACACATTGGATTTGAACACTGCTTTGGCAAAGGGAAAATGGGTTGTTGCCATTTACAGGGATGGAGAGGTGTATCCAGCGGCACCGACTCAGTTATCTTATGTGGGCTTGTTGTTAGCCGGCACTATTAGAGCAGAGCACTATGCAGAGCTTCGACAAACCTACGTTTATAATTTTGAAGATTCTTTGGACAGTGTAGTATACCTTGCCATGCCGTTTAAAATAGTATCCGAGATGACAGACATTGTAAGTGTCAAAGTCAGCTTTCAGATATTAAACTTTAGAGCTTATAGTACGGCAACCGGTGGTGGAGGTGGACAAACCACAAGCGCCAGTGGAGCGGATTCAAGAACCACATCCGCCCCCTCTAATTTAGGAGGGACTGATCAAACAGGGGCCTTGTATTCATCGTATAATACAGGTAGCACGGACCCTGCTACAGG